GGTTCGAGGCCAACTAATGAAACGATACTATTCGACCGCACAACTCAGCGACCGGATCAGCGAAACCCCTGAAGGGTTCCTGATTTGCGAAGGCGTCCCAATTACTAGAGCGGGCGACCTGCTTTATAACCCCGGCGAAACGCCTGTCACACCCGGGCAAGGCGCGACGGTAATCAGCCGGACGATAGAAGACATCCATGACCCCGCGACGATTGCATCGTTTGAGGGCAAGCCCGTGACCATCAATCACCCGGACGACTTTGTGACCCCGGAGAATTGGCGCGAACTGGCCGTCGGCATCGTGCAGAACGTCCGCCCCGGTGAAGGGGAAGATGACGATAAGCTGCTTGCTGACCTACTCATTACAGACCGCGAAGCGATTGCAGCGGTGAAATCAAAAAGGCTTCGTGAAGTATCATGCGGTTATGAGGCTGAGTATGTCGAAGAACGCCCTGGCAGGGGACGGCAAGAAGGCATCATCGGGAATCATGTAGCATTGGTGACATCCGGGCGGTGCGGTTCGGAATGTGCCATTTTTGACCACGCACCACAAAAGGAGAAACATCCCATGAGCATGAAAGAGAAAATCATGGGGGTTTTCGGAAAAGCCTTGGATGAGGCCATGACCGAAGAAAGCCCTCCGGCTGGTGACAAGGCTGTTGATTATGGTGCCGCACTCGACGCCATCATGAAGCGCCTTGACTCCATTGAAGCCATGATGAAAAACGAAGGCGATACCGAAAGTGAAATGCCCAAGAATGAGGAAGGCGAAAAGCCTGCTGATTCTGAGGGTGGAGAAGCTGAGGCCGCTGAAACTGACCACACGCCCGAAGAAATGACGGCGCTTGAGGCCCGTCTTGCGACCATTGAAAAGATTTTGGCGAAACTCGCTGGTCTTGAAATGGCGGAAGGCGAAATCGAGGTCGGTGACGAAGAAGCTGAGGCCGAAGTCATTCCAGATATGTGCAAGGACTCCGATACCATCGCTCGCGCTGAGATTCTTGCGCCCGGCATTTGCAAGACCGCCGACGTCAAGGCGAAAGCCCTCAAAGCCGCATACGCGACCCAAGACGGCAAAACCGCTATTGATACGCTGTTGGCTGGAAAAGCGTTTGACGCTGCCGACAAAGACCTATTGTTTGTTGGTGCATCGGAAATGCTGAAAGGCATCCGGCGCAACAACTTGCAAACCCGTGTTTCTCTCGACTCACTGCCCGGCATGAAAGCCGGGGAAATGACGCCTGAGAAAATCAACGAAATCAATGCCGCACGTTTCGGCAGAAAGTAAAGGAGAAAGACCATGACCAGCATTCTTTATCGTGCATCGTCTGGTGTTGCCGGTGATGTGACGCGCCCCGATGACACCGTTGTCGAATCCGGCCTGCTTAATGCAGCCAAAGCCCCGGCCGCTTTTGGCGCACCAGTCAAAATCGTATCGGGCAAGTTTGAAGCTGTTGAAGCCTCAGACGCCGCGACCGTTTTTTACGGCATCTTGTCCCGTGTTGCCCCAAGCATCGCAGGCGACCTCGCTCAGACCTTTGCGGGCGGCACCCCTAACACCGATTCGGTGCAGGGCATCGTCCGTGAAGGCTACGTCAACGTGGTTTGCACTGTTGGCACTCCAGCCCGTGGCGGCCAAGTGTTCATGCGAATCACCGCTGATACCGGCAAGCTGGTTGGCGACATCGAAACCGCCGCTGACGCAGGAAAATGTGTCGCGTTAACTGGCGTTACATGGGCTGTTGATGGGAAAGATTCCAGCAACGTGACTGAAATCCGCATCGCGTAAGGAGCAATGAACATGAAAACCAAAACCTTTGACTCTACGTTGGCGTATTTCGTCAACCAACTGGATAACCTCGACCGCAAGTTGTACGAACCCCTGTACAACACCACTTGGGGCCGCGACATCAACCTCCGTACCGGCATCACGATGGCGAATGAATCGACCTCGTTCATTCGTTCGAACATTGGCGGCATAGGTACTCAGAACGCCCAAGGCAAGCCTTGGATTAGCCCGAACACGACTACGCTTCCCGGCGTGAGCGTGAACGGCGAGCGCATCGTATTGCCCCTCCGCTTGCTCGGTCAAGAAATCAGCTACACCTCCGTGGAACTCGAACGAAGCCAGTTGGTGGGCCAGCCTATCGACGCGCAGAAGTTCGACGCCATGAACATCATGTATCAGATGAACACTGACGAAATGGTGTATGTCGGTGACACCGATGTTAACGCGACCGGCCTTGTGAACTCTAGCCTTGTGACCTCCGCTGCCGTTGCAAACGGCACCGCTGGCACTCCGGCTTGGGCAACCAAGACCCCGGACGAAATTCTCAAGGATGTGAACGATATGGTCACGGCTGCTTGGACGGCTTCCGGCTTTGCCGCATGCCCTGACAAGGTTCTGTTGCCTCCTTCGCAGTTTGCCTACATTTCCAGCCAAAAGCTTTCGAACGCTGGAAACGTGAGCATCCTGCAATTCTTGGAAGACAACAGCATCAGCCTCCGCGTGAATGGCCGCAAGCTGGACATTCAGCCGGTCAAGTGGCTGGCTGGCCGTGGCGCTTCCAGTACCGACCGCATGGTGGCCTACACCAATCAGGAAGACAAGGTTCGCTTCCCAATGGTTCCTGTCCGTCGTGAAACTCCCTACTACCTCGGCATCAAATTCAATGCGCCCTACATTTGGGCCTTTGGAGAAGTCGAGTTCATCTACCCTGAGACTGTCGTTTACCGCGACGGCATCTAAGGGCAAATGGTTGGCGGCCCTTCGGGGCCGCTACCGTAACGGAAGGAGAAAGCCATGCAGGTACAAATCAACAAGCCCGTCACACTGGGCAAGAACACCTACGGCAAAGGTCAACACACCATACCGGCGGAAGACGCCAATGGATGGTTTTTTGACGCGCTGGTGCAGGAAGGCTCGATTGTTGTCCTACGCGCTGAGGAAAAGCCCGCGCAAGTGACCGTAAAGGCCCAAAATGAGGCCAAGGCGGGGCGCAAATCCAAAAAGAATACCGACATACCGGCTCAAGAGGCCGACGCGACTGAGGGCGAATAATGGACTCGGTTCAGTTCCGCAAAGACTTCCCTGAGTTTGCGGATGCTTCCCGTTTCCCGAACCAGCAAATCGACTTTTGGAGTGGGATGGGCGAAAAGCTCATTTCGCAAACTCGATTTGGGACGCTCTACACTGAAGCGGTGGAACTGTTCATGGCCCACAACCTCGTTTTGTCGGCCCAATCCCGTGCAGCGGCAACGACCGGCGGAATGCCAGGCGGTACTCCGGGCGCAGTAGCAAGCAAGGCCGTCGGCTCAGTCAATGTGTCCTATGACACGGCAGGCTCGATGGAATTGAACGCGGGCCATTGGAATCAGACCGTTTACGGGCGGCAGTACATTCGCTTGGTTCGCCTAATCGGGCAGGGGTGCTATCAGCTATGAAAACCTCGATTCGCGTCACCCGGGACGAAGTAAAGAACGTCATTACCAACATCGAAGCGATGACGGGTAAGCGCGTCCTGATCGGCATCCCCGGCGAGAATGCAATGCGGAATGACGGCCCCATAACCAACGCCGCCCTTGGATACATTCATGAGAACGGGAGCCCGGCCCGGAACATCCCGGCCCGTCCGTTCCTGATTCCCGGCGTGCAGGAAGTTGCGCCAAAGGCAATCGAGACTCTGAAAAAGTACGCAGCCAAGGGCCTTGAAGACCCGTTCGCTGTGGATAAAGGATTAAACGCGGCTGGCCTCATGGCTCAGGCTTCCGTGAAGAACCGCATCAGGAACAGCGTGGGCTTCGCGCCGCTGGCAGCTTCAACGCTCGCCGCTCGCAAGCGCAAAGGCGCGAAGGGGCAAAAGCCCTTGATCCGTACCGGGCAGCTTTTGAACAGCATTACCTATGTTGTCAAGGGGTAAGGCATGGCGCTGATTGACGTATCCGACCTTTTGCGCGACCCGGACTTCACCAACGTGGTGACGCTGATTCGCCGCGCTGTGGCCGTGAATGAGCATGGCGAAAACGTCATGACCGAAACACCGTGCTACATCACCGCAGTGGTGCAGGGCGACAACACCGAAACGCTCGACAAGCTGCCGGAAGGCGCTCGACTGTCGGACGTCATCACGGTGTATTACCGTGGCAACCTGACCGCCGAACAACCTGGCGGCTACGCGGACATCATTGTGTGGCAGGGTAAACGCTTCCAAGTAAAGGAAGTCGATGAAGACTTTTCAAACTACGGCGCTGGTTTTACCAAGGCCCTTTGCGTATTGGAGGCGGTGAGTGTCTAACACCTCAGCGACCGGCGGATACCTCCGGCAGACAAGCGGCCCGGTCGATAACCTCGACTTCCGGCGCTTTATTGGCACGGTACTTGTCGGCATCAGTGGCTACGCGCCCGAACTCGTGCGCCCGGCATGGCAGCCAAACCCGGCTCCGATTCCGGGCATCGACACCGATTGGATGGCCTTCGGGCAAACATCCCGTCGCACCGACTTTGACGCATACCAAATGGAAAAAGCGGACGGCACCCTCACGACGCAAACGCGGAATGAAGAAGTCGATTTTGTCCTGACTTTTTATGGGCCTAATTGCCTTGGGCGGGCATCCGAACTCCGCGACGCGGCGGACATCACCCAAAACCAAGAATCCCTCTATCTCGCGGGAATGGCAATTGTCGATTTCACCGACATCACTCACGCCCCGGAACTTGTCAATGAACGGTGGTTCGACCGCTGTGATATGACGATGACCGTTCGACGTGAAATCAGGCGAGAATACCGTATCCTGAATTTCGTGGCCGCTAATGGCGAAATCCACGCAAATCGGGCAATCACCACGTTGTCCCGTGAATGGGCGACCTCAACTTAAAGGAGAAACTGACATGACTCAAGGCTTGAATGTTGGGCGGCTCGTTAGCGTGACCGTCAACTTAGCACCCCTCGCGGCAGCGCGTAGGGGCTTTGGAACACTGCTAGTAGCAGGCGATTCGAACGTAATCGACGGCATCGAACGCTTCCGCACATACGTCGATTTGGAATCGGTGGCCGGTGACTTTGGCACCTCCGCCCCGGAGTATGAGGCCGCAAGCCTTTATTTCGGCCAATCGCCCCGCCCTCAGCAACTCATGATTGGCCGCTGGATTCGCACCGCGACTGCTGCATTGCTGAAAGGCGGCATTCTCACAAATGCGGAACAAGCAATGGCGAACTGGACGGCTATCACAACCGGCTCGTTCAAAATCACCATTGATGGCTCTGAACAGTCCATTACCGCGCTGAATTTCTCAGGCGAAACAAATCTGAATGGCGTGGCTTCGGCCATCAATGCCGTGCTGACTGGTGGCACCGTGGCTTGGGATGGCTCTCGCTTCACCGTGACGTCGGCTACTACCGGCACCGCTTCGACGATTGGCTACGCCTCCGCCGCTGCAACCGGCACTGACATTTCGGGCTTGTTGAAGTTGACATCCTCGACCGCGCTGGCACCTGTTGCCGGATTCGCAGCCGAAACACCTGTCGATGCCGCCGCCATTTTCGCTAATCAGTCAGGCATGTGGTATGGCCTGTCGTTCGCTGCATCGACCATGCCGACCGCCGATCAACTGATTGCCGTGGGCGAGTTCATCGAGGGCGCATCCATCACCCGCATCTTTGGCGTGACGGAAACCGACACCCGCGTATTGGACGCGACCTACACCGACGACTTGGCAAGCCGATTCAAGGCTCTGAATTACAAACGCACATGCGTTCAGTATTCGCCCAACGAGTTTGCCGTTTGCTCCCTCATGGGCCGCGCCTTCTCGGTGAACTTTGCCGCGAATCGCTCGACCATAACGCTCATGTATAAGCAAGAGCCTGGCGTCATTGCCGAACTGCTGTACGAGACTCAGGCTCAGACCCTCAAGGCAAAACGCTGCAACGTCTTCGTGCGCTATCAGAATGACACCGCCATCATTCAATATGGTGTCATGTCTGGCCAGGCATACTTTGACGAAATCCACGGCCTAGACTGGTTTGCTGACTCGCTGCAAACTGCCGAATACAACCTGCTTTATCAGAGCAAGACCAAGATTCCTCAGACCGATGCGGGCCAGAACCAACTGGTCACCGTGGCCGCCAACGTTTGCCAAGAGGCAATCAACAACGGCCTGATCGCTCCGGGTCAATGGAATGCGGACGGATTCGGGCAGATCGAGCGCGGAGACTTCCTGACCGAAGGCTTCTACATCTACACCCCGCCTATGGCTTCGCAAGACCAATCCATCCGCGAACAACGTATCGCTCCTCCGATTCAGATCGCCCTCAAGCTGGCTGGTGCAATCCATGAAATCGACTGCATCGTTGACGTCAACCGCTAATCAAGGAGAACTGAATCATGAGCACTTACTCTTTCCAAGACGTGACCGCCGCCATTGTCGGCATCGGTGGCGCAATCAATTTAGCAAGCGGTGCGGCTGTCGCTGAGGAAGGCATCACCATTGAGGCCCCTGAAGACAAGAGCATCATGACTATTGGCGCGGACGGTGCAGGTATGCACTCGCTGGTTGCCAACGAATCGGCCAACGTGACGATTCGTTTGCTTAAGACTTCGCCGGTCAATGCCCAACTGCAACTCATGTATAACCTGCAAACCAAGTCGTCATTGACTCACGGCAAGAACGTGATTACGGTGCGCGACGTGGTGCGCGGTGACTCGATTGTGCTGACTAATGCGGCGTTCAAGAAGCGCCCGACCGTGACGTATTCGAAAGAAGGCGGCATGATGGAATGGACATTCGACGCAACCAAGACAACTCAGATTTTGGGCGTCGGCACACCGGAGATTTAACCTATGGAATTTGAACTCAATGGGCAGACCTACCGGACGGGCAAGATTGACGCTCGTTCGCAATTCCACATCGTCCGCAGGCTTGCTCCCGTGCTTAGTGAAATCGCTCCTGCCGCTGCCGGTGGAAAAATGGGGGGCCTAGACGCCCTCCCTCCGCTGGCAAACGCAATTGCAAAACTCTCAGACGCGGATGCCGACTATTGCCTGTTCGGGCTGTTGGCCGTCGTAAGCCGGAAGCAGCCCCAGGGGACGGGGTGGGGGCCGGTAAGCACGGGCAGCACGCTCATGTATGCCGACATCGACATGGTGGGCATGCTGCAATTGGCGTGGAAGGCGCTTGAGTTCAATATGTCAGGTTTTTTCGCCGCACTCCCCTCGGATTTGAAAGAAGCGGCCCGGAAAGCAAGCGACCCGTCCAATGGGTAACGCTTCCCGATGGGGAGGATTGGTTATTGAGGCCTGTTCTTAGGGGGCTTTGCAAGTATGAAAGTTTGATTGACGGGACTCTCGGACTTGCGGACATCGCTCTGTTAAACGACGCCCTAGACGTGCAAGAGGAAAACGAAATGAGATACCGCGAGGCCAACAAATGAGTGGGGCAGTGATCAAGGAGTTCCTTGTTGGCCTTGGCTTTCAGGTCGATGAAGCGGGACTCAAAAAATTTGACTCCGGCATTAAGTCGGCGTCCCTAAAAGTAGCCGCCTTCGGCGCTGCATCCGTGGCCGCCGCCGGGGCGGTTGTTGCGTTTGTGGCCGGGGTAGCAAATAAGCTTGACGTGGTTTCAGACGCGGCCAACCGAATCGGGACAACCGCCGAAGAACTCATGCGGTTGCAATACGCCGCCCGGCTCTCCGACTCAAGCGCGGAAGCTGCGGCATCGTCGCTGGAAAACCTTGGGCGCATTGCGGGCGAAGCGGCCCTCGGTG